ATATTTTGCCACCTTGTAGGAAATTGTTTTCCTGTTTCAGTATTATATGTTTGCACTAAATCTGCTAAAGAAACAGTATTAGGCGCGTTGGGATTTCCAACTGGAACATAATCTGCCATATTCTTACAAGAAACTTGATGGAGAGGCTGTTAATAAACTACTTGCTACCTGAGTTTGACCTTGTGCTGACAAGTGTGTTCCATCTCCTGATGATAATTCATATTTCAACAAACCACTACCGCCATTAAAATCACTATAAATATCAATATACTTAGTTGGATACAACGCTTGTAAAGCTGCGTTTAAAGCTACTGACCAAGTTGTTGCAGTTTGTGAAGCTGCATAATAAACTTTTCCTTGCTCTACTAAATATTGATATTTTGAACCGTATTGAGTAGTTAATGTATTGTTGTTCCAATCAGTGTTAATTGTTACTAGCTGATTATCTGGATTTAAACCTTGATTCTCCATGTTATTTTTTTGCTAAATATATTTTTAATTCTTCTAATAATTCTTTGTTGTTAACCTCAATCCCTTGACTTGCCAATTCAAATGTAAGCAAAGCAACTAAATGTTTTGTGTAAATTATTTCCCTTTTATTCAATAATATTTGTCTTGCAAATTCATTTAATATCTCAGCCAATTCTTCATTAGAATAAGGACTACCCTGTATATTCTCAAATAAAGGCTCAATACTATCGCTTAAAAGATTACCAATATCCCCAAGTCTTGTTGAAAACTCTAATCCATTTGAATTCTTAAACGCCTTTATAATATCTAATAAGCTAAGATTACTCGGCGGATTAGATTGGGCGACTGGATTATATACGTTCTCTTCCATTATGATAAAATTCCTATTCCAGCTTCAAAAGTTTTTAATGCTATCACTACTTCGTTAACATCAATAGTGCCTGAGCCTATTCCAAAAGCAGATATTTGTCCGCTCCAAAATTCAGCATTAACACCATTATTATCAAAGCATCCTAGCTTTACAGACCTTGTTGGTCTTGTTACACTAGCATCAGCTCCCCATGAAGTTGTTTCGTGATTCAAATAAATATTACCAGCATTAGCGTTAATACGCTGTGCTGTTCCAATTCCAAATCCTGTATATAAAGCAAGTCCGTTTGGCGCTCCAGCAGCTCTATTTACCCCGCAATACGAACTTCCGTCCGTCCATCTTGGGTAAAATTTAAGCGCGTGTGTCGCATCAGTAGTTCCAAATCCAACACCCGCATGAACTGTATTTCTTCTGCCATACATCCACGCAATAGCACTATTCTGAGTGTACTGAGTTAAAGCCGAAGGCGTCAATAAAGAATCCATTCCATCATTAGTTCCGTCAAATGTAAATCCTCTTATGTTCCATGTCGGCGCATCAATTAATGTACTCGACACGGCTGGATTTAATACGTGTACTAATGCTGGGTTTTGCGTCTCTGTTAAGAACAACAATATATCATCATGTTTAGCTAAGTCTCCGCTCGTTTTTAGTTGAGCTATCATGTTGTTAAACTTAGTAGTCCATGTTGTAGAAGGTGCTGTATATCCTAAAGCAGTTAATCTGTTCAAATAAGCTGTTGTTTCAGCTTGTGTTGATGCGTCCGCCTGAGATGCTATTCCGTAATAACTTTGTAAATAAGAATTCACAGAGTCAATTTCAGTCGAAGTAAGAGTCCTTGTGTAAAGAATAACCTCACTTATAACACCGTTAAATGGAAAATTCCCATCCCCTTCGTTACTAAGCATATTTCCTAAACTGGCATACTTAGAATCTGTATTAGACGTATTCCCTGTTGTAGAACACATATTTGCATCCCAATTAATAATAGTTCCATTATCATACAATAAACCAAGTCCAGTTGACCAATTAACAGAAATAGTATGAAGCTTAGTTGAAGTTAAATTAGTACTTCCCTGAAGCTCATGCGTAGTCGCATAAGTATCGGCGTCGGCAATCCTATCTCTTGTCCGCCATCTCATTGATGGCTGATTAATAGTTAAAGAAAGTCTACTATTATCAGTACCATTAACTGACATCATAAACACTTCATTCTCTGTAACGGCAACTACGCTTGTAGATTTACAAACTACAAATAACGTAGCGCCCGCAACATTTTTAAGAAGTGATTTATTGTTGAACTGAAGATTATTTAAAACACCATCAAAAGTAACTCCCTTGCGAGAATTAGTTCCGTTTGTGCCCGCAAGTGTTGGGGATGTGCCAATTAAAGAATCATAAGTAGCATGATTACCACTACCCGTAAGGTCGGTCATTTGAGTTACATTTCCCGAACTGTCTACAACACCATATATGTTTGTAGCTCCAGTCACTAGCCCATTAGCTCTAAGCCAAATACTAGCACCAGAAACGGGAGGCGGCGTTAGCGTAGTCCTTGAAGGTAGAATAATCCTTCTATTTATATTTATGTTAGGCATTAGTCTTGTAAAATTCCAATTACTGCTGATAATTCATCTGCTACATAAGTAGGAGCGCCTCTTGTTACAAAGCAAACCCATACTTTATTTAAATCTGAATAATTTTGTAACACTAATCCTGCTCCTGTTTTTGTTGCAACTGAGCTGTCATTAAATGCAGCATAGTCAGTAGACTCTATCTTTACAACACCAATTACTCTTGGCAAATCCACATCCGCAATATCTAAAGCTGAATTATCTGTAAACGTTGTAGCTGTTGGATTAGAATCAAAAACCACCATATCAAGAGCAATACTTTGTTTGCTTAAATCTTGAATAATTAATGATTGTAAAATTCCAGTTCCATTTTTGCCACGAACCACTTCAACAGCGATTGGGCTTGTATCACCCAACACATCTCCAGTAGCATAGGCCGCACCAGAAACCCCAATTTGCGCTCCAGTTAATTTAACCAATGTTGTAAATCCTCCAGAATTTATTCCAGCTCTTAGTGTGCGTTGTATTTCTTCTAATTGTTTAGTGTTGTCCATTTGTAAATGTTTTGATAAAAATAACAAAAAAAGCAATGTTATTAGCATTGCTCTTAAAAATAAGTGAAAAAGTTTTTAAAATACTCTTGACAAAATACCAGTTGTAGTACTTGTTAAATATAAGCTAAATTGACCAACTTTATTAGCAGTAGAAACTGTTAAAGTAGCACCACCAGTAATAGGAGAAGTAGCAACGGCAATAGTAGCACCAGCATCAACCGCCAAAGTTACTGTATTTGCACCTTGACTGTTATCAATTAAGAAATGAAGATGAGAACCAGTAGTAATAGTAACACCAGCAGTAGCAAAAGCTGTAATCATATTAGCTACTGAGTCTAATGTTACAGTTACAGCAGCAGCCGAGGTTGATGTAATCAAACCAGCAACAACGCCAGAAGTAACTACTGTCAAAGTTCCAGCAGCAGTAGTGTTAATAGCTACCCCTGTATGGTTTTGAACAATCTCTTTACTTGTTACTAATTGACCGCCAATAGTTGCATTTTTAACAACACCTAAACCACCAGCCGTTTTAATAGCTCCAGTTGTAGCGCTTGAAGACTCTGTAGTTGCGCTTGACACAATAGCCCCGCTATTAGTAACCGTCCCGCTAAATGTGTTAGAGCCAGTATAAGTACCGTCTCCAGAATAAGTATTATTGTCTTTCAATAAGTTTTTTCTGTTAACAGCATCGTTATCTACAGAACCATCTGCAATATTGTGTATTTTTTTATTATGGACATCAAAGCCCGTATTGTTTTCTGTTATCATAATTTTATGTTTTTACAAAAAAGGGATGAGCGATTTTTTACCCACCCCTTTTTAAGGTTGTTTAATTTATTTAATTATTAGCTTCTCCATTTGTTATCTTGAACGAAGATACCTTGAGAGATAGATGGAGTTCCAATATCCGCCGATTGTAAAGCATAACAGAATACAGGAATCATTTCATCACCAGCATCAAAAGTAATAGCTTGTGTTACTGTTGGTTTGTAACCATCAATATAGAAAGTTACTGCACCAGCAATATCAACGCGAACTTCTAAAGTTTTTGTTACACCGTCAGCCCAAGTTTGAGTAGTATCTACGTTAGTATTACCAGCACTATTAATTTCTGTTGAAGTATAAATAGTGTTTGGATTAGCAGTACCAATAATTCCTACAAAAGCATAATCAGTGTATGATGTATATGTAGCATTAGCGGCCGCTTTTTTACGGAAACCAACTAACATAGGATTAACCCCAGAAGCATCATCTAAATAAATCTTAGCGTAAACACTTGCTGTAGATTTACCAACTACAAATGATTTTTGTGAATTAGTAAATGTAGGAGCTGATAATTCAACACCTTTGCCAGTGGTAGGGTCTAACACAACGCCAATACCATTTGTATCAGCTGCCAAAGCAACTAATGTAGCAGCTCCTAATGGATAGTAGTGTGTTGCATTACCATTACCGAAATTAATAACGTTTTCGGCTAAAGAAACACCAGAAGGTAAACCAGTATTTAAGCCTCCACAAGTTGGAGCGTTATTGTTCATAAATGTAATAGCAGAAGGGTCGCTTGAATAAACTTGAACTAATGTATTAAACATTGCATTCTCAAATGTAGCAAATCCAGAAGCGTTAGCTGTATCAGAACCAGTACCATTATCTACCCAAATAACTTGAGTTTTTGGAAGTAATGCTAATTGACCAGTTTGGTTATGAGCTGCAACTAAATTGTAAGATGTAATTACAAACGCATCATATTTTTGACCAGAGATGGCTGGTAATCCAGCGGCAGTTAATGCAGGGAAAATTAAATCACCTGAAATTAAATTGCCATACATGAAATCCATTACTGGTTTAGTTAACGCTAAATCAGCACCAACACCTTGAGCATAAACAGCCGCAGTAGTAGTAGTGATATTGTTTAGTGCATAACCTGAACCATCTGTATTTTCCCAAATTTGTACAGTAGAAGCGCCATTACGGTTAGTTCCACCTTGTTGATAAACTGGGTAATATCCAGCATCATCAGTAATAGTAAATCCGTTACCAGAACCTAAGCTTGCTGCCAATACATAATTTGTAAGGTCAGCATTAATAGCTGTAACGATTTTAGCATTGATGTATTCGCGTCTCAAAGCTGCTGTTGTGCCTTCTACAGCTAAAGAAGCGGTAGTGGTATAAGTGTAACGCTTTAACTGAGCTTGTGCTCCAGCTACTTGACGAGTTACATCACCGATTAATACTCCATAAGTAGTTGAACCAACAGGCGTCCAAGCCGTGTCAACTGTACCTACGCTAATTACTTGTACAACTTCAGCTCGATATTTAACTTGTTTAATAGAAGAAACTAATTTCTTCCATGTCGGAGTCAAACCAGCTATGGCGATGTACCCACCACTGCATATTACATCAGTCGCTGCGGACGTGCGTAATAATACTGCTTCATTTTTTGTTCTTGACATAATTTTATGTTTTTAATTGTTAATATGACTCAAATATACACTAATTAGCAACGCCTTAGCATTGCTTAATTAACTTTATTAACTTCTTTTTCAACAAACATAGCCTTGTTAAAATCACTAATATTTCCACTTAATATCTGAGCTACTACCCAACACATTTTTTCTTGTACTTGCTCTGGCAAATTACTATCTACCAAAATAGACGTTAAAATAACCTGACCACTTGTTAAATTAGTAACAGAGGTAGTTGTAAATGTATCCGCTGGATTATATGTAACTCCGTTATAAATAGTTTCCTCAACCGCCGTATAACTTGTAAAAGCAGTTAAAACGCCAGTTCCTTCCTCAATCAAATCACTTTCATTTCCCATATAAAAATTAGACGGCGTTTTAATGTAAGTTAATTCGCAAGTTGGAGTTCCCGTAGTGCCTCTATAAACCTTCCATCCAGTAGCATCTTCTCTTTGATATATGTATTTATTTGTAGGCGCGGTGTAGGTATTTTGCAACTGTCTATTTAATTGACCGTCATCCGTAGGTGTTACTTCGGCTAATACATTATCTACAAATACATTCATCACTTGAAAATAATAATAATCAGTAGGATAATCTATATGACTAACAATATAGTTAGCGGTAGTTTGTAATGTTGTTACGGCTGGAGTAGAGTCTTTTTTAAGAGTGTATAAATATTTTCTCACTTCATCAACATTGTCTTTAAAAAATTCTACAATTTTCTTTTGCACCATAACAAAAGTTATATTGTATTGTTGAAATGTAAATCGTGATGTTCTTGACCTGTCAAGGTAAGAATCAACGCGTTCCTTTGCTGCAATTGGATTCATTAGTTAATGTTTTGAGGTAAAGATAAATAAAAAAGGCGGTAATTATCCGCCCTTTAAATTTAGTATTTAAGATGTTGTTAAGCTTATACGGCTTGTAAATCAGCTTGCTTTTTTGCATCTACCTTAGCTTTTAATGTAGCATAAGATATTTTTTTAACTTGCCACCCAGAAACCCCTAAAGCTTTTGCTTCAGCTCTTAAAGCTTCTAAATCACCTTCTGATGCTATTTTTTCAACAGTTGGTGTTGATAAGTTTTTATCAGCTAATTTTGCTTTCATTTCAGCTAATTGTCTTAACAACTCCTCTTTTTCAGGGTCAACCGCCGTTGGCAATTTAACTACTGGAATAGAAGCTTCTTTGCCTTTAGTCCTTTTATCAGCAGTAAATGTAGCAATTGATTGAGCTAAATCAGGGTGCTTACTTAAATAAGTAACAGCTAAATCAGAAGTTTTACCAAGTATCATTCCGCTATATTTATAACCTTCCATTGGATTAAATTCAATAATACCCATGCTTTGTGCATTAGTTAAAATTGATAAAAACGCTCTTGTTGGACTGTTATACATATCCAAAAACTCTTTTGGTTTTAACTCAACAGCCTTAGAAACTTCGTTAGCTAATACAAGTGGAGAAAAAATATCAGGATTTATACCCATATTACGAGCAATGTCTTTTAGTTCATCTCCATAAGGAATTGAATCAATAATATCCGCCGCCTTACGCTTCCATGTACGTAAATCGATTTCTTTCATAGCGTCTTTTTCTTTATCGCGCACTTTAAATCGCGGACGACCATTAGTGTCTTTAAATTTACCAAGCTCAAGCGCTTTTAATAACACACAGCACATTTCAGCTTGCTCAGGAATAGTTCTATCAAAGAATACATTATTTCCTAATTTCATACGCTTGTAAGTAATTTGCTTACTAAAATTATGAATTGTCATAGGAATACCCCAAACAATACCAGTTCTTTTATCTTCAAATTTTGCGAATGATGCGTTGTTAGATACCGAACGCTCTGAGTCAACTTTTTTCATTGCCTCAATTTCTATTATACCCTGTCTAGGGCAAATATTTGGGTTGTTGAAATTAATATGTTTAATTTCCATCCCGTTACCGTCTTTGATTAAAACATACTCCGATGTTGTATCAATATTTTGTTGTTTATTTTCCATTTTTTATAAGTGAGCCTCTCGCTCTTTTTAATTATCAATAAAAAGGGGTACTTTAATTAATTTCCCCCTTTAAGTTTATTTACTACGATTTGTAGATGATACCACACAATGAAGTGTTGTAAACAACTAACATATCTTCTTTTAAACAAGCGTATTTGTTAGCATCAACCTCTGATTGAACAAATCCTGATTTACCAGTTAAACCGATATAATCAGCATCAATCATTTTACGGTTAACACCATTAGCTCCTTTAGAAAGGATTTCCATTGTAGGACTGTCACCGTAACCAGCTTTAGTCATACCAATGAAGAAAATAGTACTTGACATATTTGGATTACCTTGAGCATCTAAATCAGTAAACATACGTGAATCGTCAAACGCTGTATGTTTGATAGCCATTACGCTGTTACCGTTAATATTTAAACGCATAAAGTTAAATCCTGTAGCAACTTTTGCTCCGCCAGCTTGGTCAGATTGAGCCACGTTTTGGAACAATTGTGTACCTTGATTTCCAGAAATTGTTGGCGCAACACGTTGTAAGTTGGCATAAGCAGCTGTACCCATGATAGCATACCATTCAATTTCATCAACTTGGTTTGAATCAAGTTGCATAGTTTGCATAATATCTTCAAAGTCATCGGCAGTCGGATTTCCATCAGAACCTGAACCAAATAAGATATTATTACCATTAACTTGTTGTTCAAAACCATCACCAGTAATAATTGGTAATCCAGTTTCTAAATCATTACCTAAAGCAGAAATAGTACGTAATGAACCATCAGAGTTCTTCATAGAAGAAACACCAAATAATTTGTTACGCTCATCTTCAATAGACATTTGAGCTTTTAATTGTTGTACTTTAGCGTACATCCAACCACGAGCCATTCCTTTTTCATTAGAAAATTCATACCAAAGTACGTCAGAATCCGCAGAACCAGTAATAGCCGCTGTTTTACGCTGAATAGTTGTATGGTTAACAAACACATCAGGTTTTTTATCGCGCATATAACCACGTAATGAACCCTCACCGTAAGCTGAGTTATTCATCATACAAGTGTAAACACCTGATTGACCAGCAACGTCAGTAGTCCAGCTGAAAGTAGTTCCATCAACAGTTTGGAATGTATAGATAAATCCAGAAGTTGGACTACCTGTACCATTATCCATTACACGAGCTTGTAAACGTGAGTTAAATACTACGATTGCACCTTCGTAAAGGTATTGGTCTTTCATTAAAAGTTGGAATGAACCGCCAGTTGCAGAAGCACCAATTTGTGATAAAATCACAGCACTTGTTTCGATACGTCCAATTACGTCAAAACGATATGCTTTATTACCAATAAGTTTACCTGTACTTTCTACAAGTTTTTTCTTCATTGGAACATCAGGATTGATACCATAAGGGGTAACAGCTCCGTCAGTTAATAGCGTCATAATAGAACGCTTGTTTTTGAACTCTAAAATGTCGCGGATAGCTGGTTTTAGAGCTTGATTTCTGATTAAGTCATTTTCATCTGTACAAGTCGATGTCGAAAATGTACCTTGAACTATACTTATTTGACCATTAAATGCCATAATTTTTAGTTTTTGAGGTTTAAGTTAATTTTTTTACCCTCAAAAGCCTTTTAATCCAAAATGTCAAATCCTGATTTTATCGGTTGTTTTGCCACTACTGGTTGTCCGCCTCCAGTTGTAGGTGTAACAGGCGTGTTATGTAGGTTTTTCTTATGGTCTAATAGGACTTTTTCTCGAACCCTGTTCTCGTATCCCGTTATTCCTTTGTCGTAAAACTCCAACATAGCTATTGCTCTTGCGAGCTGTACAGGGTCATTCCTCAACTTATCTATTGCTCCGTTATCAATCTTGTTGCGGAGAAATTGTCGGTCAATGTCCGTAATTTTTTTGTCCAAAAACGTCTGAACCCCGTCCAGCGCCTTACTTGTTTGAGCATTAAAATTACGAACAGCCTCAATTTTAGATTGTTGTTGTTTCGCCTGATATTCTTGTATTTTCTGATTATGAAAATCTTGTATTTGTTTTTTGTTTGTTTCCAACTGCAACTTTACCATATCATAACGCGTGTCAATAGTACCAGCGTCTTTATATTCTTGCATTTTAATATCAACCATTTCCTCGGTCATTTGAGGGAAATTAGCTTTAACTTCTTCTCTTACTAAAGATTCTTTATCTAATTTTAATAAATTATCTATTTCAAGAGTCGGCGATAAAACTTGCTCAATTGTCATATCAGGAATAGAATTTGCTAATTCAATAGCCGCCCTTAATTCAGGCTTCAATGTCGATAAAACAGATTCTTGAGCTTCAGCTTTAGCTTTTTCTATTTCAGATTGCCATTTAGCGCTTTCGGCTTGTTTATAAATTTCAAACCCCTTTTCTTCATCGTAATCAGCTGGAACTTCTAAACCTTCAGCTAACATTAAAGCTTTCCAAGTGCCGTCTTCAGCACCTAAAATACCAGTTTGAACTTCTGAATCAGTTACAAATCCTTCCGTTTCTGTTTTAGCTAATTCAGCTGCCGCGATTTCATCTTTAGTTGCAGTCTCAGGTAATCCTAATTCTACAGCTTTAGTCTTTAATTCATCGGCAATTTTTGCTTCAGCTACTTTAATATCATCCGCCGTTGCGGTTTCAGGTAATCCTAATTCCTTAGCTTTTTCAACTAATTGAGCAGAAGTTTCGGTTTGGGCTGTTGTTTCAGCAGCTTTTGATTCCGCAATTTCTTCTGGCGTTTTTGTTACTTCGGCAGTGCTGCCTTTGTTGTCTGATTGAAAAGTTGGCTCTGTTTCTAAAATAGAAAACACGTCATTCTTTACTTCAGCAGGCGTGGTGGCAACCTCTCGTTGCTCTACTACTCCTATTTCTGTATTTTCTGGCATCTTTTATGTATTAATTTGATTGTAAATATATTAAGATTTATTGTCCTGACAAAAATTTATTTTCAGCCTGATGCTGGTCATTAAACATTTTATTCTTTGACTTATTATCATCTATAGCAATTTGCCCTTCTGTTTCAGCTTCAATTTTATCTAACATTAATTTCTCAGTATTAGACAATTGTTCCGCTTGCATTTGTTGCTGAGCTTGTAATTGTTGTTGTTGCATAGCTTGTTGTGTTTGAGCATCTGCCGCTTGTTGTTTAGCCGCTATTTCTTGTACTCTTATATAAGCATCTTCAAATACTTGTTTAGCCTCTACAAATGTTTCAGATAATTCAAATTTCAATACATCTAAAGGTTCAATTTGTTTAGAATTTAATGAAAACTCTAATAACCCGCGCATACGTTGCTTTATCTCATTATATCGTCCGCCACTTTGAACGTGAACCCCATAATCTCTAAATCCAATATCTTGCGTTACTTGCATGTATTTAAATTTATCACTACCAAGTATTTGTTCACCTTTATCTTGTTTGTAAAAAGCATAACTCACTTTAGTAGCCTCTGCAACCCGTGTTAAAACGTGCTCAGTAAACAATTCCATTGCATAATACATGGAAGCTGTTTGCGTTCTTGAATTTTCTATAGCTTGTTGTGAGTTTGTAACCGTAGCAGAAGCCTGAATATTACCCTCTCTTGTTTCATTAATACCAGTAAGCCTATCCATTGTGGCTAAAATTTGGTCTTTAAGAATTAATAATTGTTGTACTGATTGACTTAATCCTAAATCAAATTCTTTAAACAATTCCATCCCCGACAAATTACGATTACCGAAATTTCCAGCCGCCGAACTATCAACGTCAATAAAACTATCGTTAGTCATATCGTAAGCTATATCTTTTAATGTACGCTTTTTCGGCAACGCTGCCCTGTCATACATCATTACTTTACCCTTCATCTTAGCTAATTCCTTCAATATTTGATACATAATAATATCAAATATGTTATCGAAATTTTCTAATCTCTTTTGCATGGAAATTCTTAACCCGTCAGTTGTTCCAAAATTAATTCCCATATAAGAACTGTCCAATATATAAGCGGGAGCATCATGTCTACGCATTTGGAATGGTTTACGGCGCATATTTTTAAATATTACCCCACCAATCATAGTGCCTTCCCATAAATCTTCCTCCCACTTTGTTTCTACATTATATTTGCCAGCCTCTACATCTTTATCAAAAGCTTCTTTATTGTTCTCGTACTGCTTAGCATCTATTTCAAAAGTAACATCAGGATTTGTAGCATCCCACTCAAGCTTATTCTTGCTCTTAGGGGCTACTTTAAAGTATTTAGGCTTCATAGCCTTCCACTCAACATGAATAACGTCTAAAAGCAATTCTCTGTTGTTTAAAGCGCCCATCCAACGATTAGTTGACCAGCTATTAACCCAGTTGTTTTGCATTTCCTCTAAAGTTTGTTTCTCGGCTGGCGTAAATTCCCAACGCCTCAACACTTCGTAAATAGGTAATCTTTGTCTTGCTCCTTTAATAGGACTTTTTTCTAAGAAATAATCATTCTCAATCTCTTGAAATATAGCGTCACGAGGGTCAATCCAAATATAATCAACATCTCCATTCTCATTAATTTCTAATTTACCATAACAAGAGCTTGTAATCAAAATATCTTTAAAATTATCGCCAAATTTTCTAATCAAATCAAGCTCTTTAATTTGCTCATTTATAATGAGTTGCATTATATCTTCACACTTATCTTTAGGCGAATATTTCTCCCATAAAGGGTCTTCTTCTGAGTTAGGAATTTCAGCACCTTCCATTACATCAACGCCCGCTTTATTTTTTAAATCTTCTAAAGCTGGTTTTGCCAGCATAGCACCCATCATAAAATCCATTTGACGCATTTTTTCACTGATAGCATCTATGTTAATGGTTTCAACAGTAGCGGCTAATGGTCGTTTTAACCATTCACCTAATAACAAATCGATTTTAGTTTGTCCAGCACGATAAGGAATGTATTTAGCCTTATTAGCTTTACCATAAGTCTTTTGCCATATATCATTATGTTGTTGTGTTTTTACACCATTATAAGACTGATAAAGCGAAGTCATTTCTTGCTTACGCCAATCGTAAGTGCTTAGTAAATATCGTGCATATAGTAAAAAACCTTTAGCCCATTCTTGAGTTTTGTCTTTTTCGGGAATTGCAATATTCGGAAGCTTCTGAAACGCCATAGTATTATTGAGTTTGGATAAAAGTAATAAAATTTTTCTAACTAAATACCAAACAGGTCACTGTCTTGTTCATCTGTTTTCAACGACGAGCTTTCTACGTTGTGGTGATAATTACCATTAACATCAAATACCCCTGCATGAAGGTTAAATATTTCGTCAGGATTAACATCGTCTTCATTAAGAGGGGACTGTTCACAACTAACGTCTTGTACCAAAGCTATACCATAAGCATCCGCCAAGTCATTATCTGAACCAACTTCAGCTTCATCAAAATTTCCTAACTGGTTAATTAAATCACATTGTACTTTACTTCCATTCTCCAACTCTTCAACATGATTAAACCATATATCTTTAGAATTATAATAAACCGCAGCCTCCATTAAACCAACCATTAAAGGGCGAGAATAAAGATTTAAACTTAATCCAAACGTATGGGATTGCTCAGTTTTTTCACTTTCAAATTTCTTTGGTCTATATGCTAAATAATTTTGACACCCCCTATCCTCAAAATACTTTAATATTTGAGGTTTTGCAACATCAACCAATACATTATTCCTTAAATTATAATAAACGGAAAGCTTCAAACACATATCGTAAAATATTTCTTTACGAGGCGGACGAGTACATATAACGGCAACTGGAGCTTTTTGTAAAGCGTTTTCAATAGTATTGCTACGAATAAGAACACACATTGCTCCTAAAGATTTAGATGTTTTTGCTATATCTTGGTCATAAGAGTCAAGTCCAGCCACATATAAATTAGCATAATTTTTTCTTGGATGTTCGGTATCTAAAATATAAACACATTGCTCAGCATCATCTTCGGGTTTAGCAGCAATAGCCGTTACTTGCATAGGCATTTTTAACATACCATTTGCATCTTTAATCCATTCTAATTTCCAACGTGAATACTTTTTATTATTAGTTGAAATTCTATATTCAGCTTCGTTTAACTTCTCTGTATCAAAATTATTAACAGTAGTCTTTCTAAAAATATCTTTTTCTTCTAACGGGTAGTTTTGTAAGCTATCTAAATATCCTTTCTTGTCTCCAGTTTTAAGTAAAATCTCACGCTCCTTTTTAATAGCATCAATAGCCGCCTGCGTATCTTCTTTCCCTATAACTTCCCATTCTTTATGTGCTTTTAATAAATTAGGAATAATTGGTTTTGCAAGTCCACATCCGCCGTAATAAGGTTTGTGAAACCTACCTGCTGTTATTAAAAATTTAATAGCATTAAAAGCGTCTGGCTCGTACCACATTTCTTTAAAATCTCTACTACCCTTATTAATATTACCGCCAGTACCGTATCCAAAAAAAGTACCTATCTGTGTATTACCATCCTTCAAACACGCAAGAGAAGCACCATAAAATTCTTTCAACTTCTCAAACTCTCCAGCTTCCTCTGCAATAATATCATTTAAAAATAACCCTTTAAACAAATTGGGATTTTTAAACATAGTACGTACATAGATTGTATTCTTTGTTCCTTCTTCATTAGCGCCGTCCGAATTTCTAATTTCATATCCAGCCACTACTTCATCATCATTATTAACTAATTTCTTAGTTCTAAATTCTGGTACAATTAAAGAATCGGCTGAGCGCCATTTTTTCATAAAATCCTGAGCATATATATCCTGACCAGCGGCAATTCCAGCCTGATAACTTAAACTAAATCGCCATCCATAATCCACAACCATTTTTTGTGTTGCCTCAGAAATACCAGCTCTACGTTTTTTAGCACAAAGAATATTTTTACCGTTAGCTTTTGCATAATCAATTAAATAAGCAAGCTCTAAATGTAAGTCAACAAAATCAGGGTTAATTATACCGTTAATTGTTGCCATTGAATTAAAATTCATGTAATAATAAAAACGAGCTGGTATAAATATTCCACCAGTATTATAACCATGAAGGCATCGATACAATTGTTCCGACCAGTACTCATCGTGAGCTGGCGTACCTACAACCTTTTTATTTAATCTGCTATCAGCATATTTTGGAATACCAAATTTTACAACAGGATTAGGACAAAATCCCTTTCCTTTATACGGAATGTCTCTTAAGAAATTCATTTTTTGGCTGTTTTAGCATTAAACAATTGTTTATTACGCATTAACACCTCAAGCCAACTTAAATCGGCTTTACCTATTAGCTGCCCTTCTTTTTGAAATCCTTCAAGTATCTCATTCTCTAATTCAGCAATACTATTCCTTAATTCCTTAATAATTTTTAAGCATTTGTTAATAGTACCTTCAGCGTCATCCGCCTCAATTAACTCTTGCATCTTTTGAATTTTCGCCTGATATGTTTTAATAAGCTCTAATTTAGGATTATATTGCAAAGATTGATAAGCAACAACAGCGTTTTGCCATTTATGTGAAGAAAATAGTTTAGGATTGTTGTCATTAAAAACTTGCATTGACGCACGATAAATTCGCTCTTGTTCTGCAAACTGTCTATATGGTGAAAAATTGTCGTATGCTAATATTAAACAAAATGCTTCTTTTTCATCTAATACACTAAGCTCTGGACAAAGCTTTAAGCAATCGGGGTGTAAGACAGGGTTTTGACCTATTGGGTCAATGTAAAATAAATAACTCATATATATTTGTGTTTCAGCCTCTCGCTGTTACAGCAAATATAGGAAATTATTTTAAAACGCTTCGTTTTCTTGTTCTACCTTATTTTTATTAAGTAATAAATCGATTTGGGGCTTATATGTTTCTAATAATAGCCTTACATCGTGCTTCATGTAGTTAACAGGTATAATTTGATGTTTCGTAAAGTCGTCTGGCGGAATAAAATGTATAAAC